CTGATCTCCTTGGGTTGCGACCTGAACGCAGGAGCCAGCTAGGAGCCGGGCAAAAGTCAAGCAGGTCGAATGCGGTACTAGGCCAAGGTATGATCAGCGCTACTGCCCCTTCGAGGGAACCGAGCTGAGAGCACTGCGTCGTGCCCTGACTGATGTCAGCGTATAGGAAAAGTCAGCACTCAAAATCCCCCGCCGCAAGGCGTGCCGGTTCGATTCCGGCCCCGGGCACCACAGACAAGGCCGCATGGTTCCACAACCGTGCGGCCTTTTTCTTTTCCCCTATGGGAAGTGGCTTTGACTAGTGCGCGAACGTGCGCCGAAGTGTGCCGGAATCCGGGGGCATGTGGGGGCACATTTAGGGGCTCATTTTCATAAAGTGGGGGCACATGCCGGAAAAGCGGGGGCAACTGGGGGCACATCGGGCATTGAATTCCACCCCCAGCACCACGCAGCACACAGCCAGGCCAAAAGAGGTACCCCCTCCCCCCAAAACCTGCGCGCACAAAAATTTGACTAGACGATCGGTGTCCGGTCTGTATGCCTCAGACTTTTGACCCGCCCCCTACCCCTCAGTCCCTGAGCCCCAGCGGTGCCACACAGACGCCCGAAAAGGTGCACGGGCCTGCATGCCTTCACGGCCCTTCTCTTCGCCACCTTGTGTTTTTGCGTGGGAACAGTGGGAACAGTGGGAACACCGCATAAACAGGGGCTTCCCGCGTTCCCACTCAATTTTGAGCAGTGGGAACAGTGGGAACAAAATCCAGGGCAAAGGCTGATTTCCGCACATTTTCGGGCATCAAAGCCCACGATCAGGCCAAAACTCAGAGCCCCGAACGTTCAACACGGCAAAAACGCCGATGCACCTTTTGGTGCATATTTGCAATTTCCAGCGCGAAGGGGACTCACGCCCCCGCCCCCACCGGGCGGCCCGGATGGCCAGTGCCTGGCATAAGGGATTGAACCGTGCGGGCGTGTGCACGGCCAGGTGGTCAGGGCTGGCGGTATCCCTGCCAAATGCGGCGCACGCCGCGTGCTGCCTCTGCTTTGGTCTTGGCATCGTGGCAGGCGGCGCACAGCCCTTGCACGTTGCTGGCATCGTCGGTGCCGCCCTCAGCAAGGGGCTTGATGTGGTCGCGCTGGGTGGCCAGCGTCACGCGGCCCAGGCGCTGGCACACGGCGCACAGCGGCTCACGGGTGAACAGCTCGGCGCGCATCGCCTGCAGCCTGCGCCCGGTGATGCGCTTGGTGGCTGTGGCTGGTTTTGCCCATGCGGGCTTGGGATGCTTTGCACAACGGCCTGAGCCATCGCGCACGAGGGCGCCGCATCCAGGGTGGGAGCATGGCCGGGGGGCTGCGGTGGGCATGGCGGCTACACGTCCAAGGCGAACAGCGCCGGGGGTATGTGATAGCAGCGTGAGAGCCCCAGGCCGGGCAGGCGCTGCCTAGTGTCGAACGACCGGCCTGCGCCTGGCATCAGAGCCCCGTGTGCCAGAAGAACTGCGGCCACGGCCTGGTAGTCAAAGCCCTGGCACACCTCGGCACGGAACACCTCGGGCAGCAAGAAGTATTCAACGCTGACTGCCTCACCATCGGCCGGGGCCATGCGCTCGCCGTACTCCCGCTGGTGTTCCGCGTCGTTCTTGATGGGCTTGCCGTCCTGGTCGACCATCCGACGAAAGCCCGCACGCTGCAGCGTCTTGGCGTTGTGGTCATCAGACGCACGGTGCCACCATGTGAAGCGGCCTTCCCCGTGCGTCTCCAGGAACCGGCGCACGGCCCGTAGCATGGCGGTCACCTCGCCATTGCCAGCCCCACCACGCGCAGCCATCCAGGCATCAAAGCAGGCGCGTGCACCGCGTTCGCTCTCGCCCGCTGGCCAGCCCGTCAAACCCGCTTCGGTGGCCAGCTCGCCCGCCACGCCCACCAGCGCAAAGCGGGCGCCCACGCGCTCCACCTGGCCCGATGCACCATCAGGCACCCATTCACGCGTCAGGGCTTGCACAGCCGTGCGCAGGCGCTTGCCCAGGCCCTCGGCATTGGCGCACGCCCATTCAATGAACGCCCGGCCTGTTGCGCCGTGGCAGGCTTGCGCCTGGCGGGTCAGGTGGCTGGAAAACGCAGCCCCACCCGCAAAGCCGTGCAAGTTTTCAAAGGCACCCAGGCCCGCGCCCGCATCGGCGGGAATGTCGGCCATGCGCACCTCTTGCCCCGTGCGGGTGCGCTTCATGCCTTCTGCCATGTGGTCGGCCAGCCCCAGCTCGCCAGCGCTGAGGAACAGCAAGCGCCAGGACAGGCGGGCGCGTGGTGCACCGTTGCGTGTGGCGCGTGCCTTGCTCTGCTCATTGGCCAACATGTAGGCGCACTCCCCGGCCACCTTGCCTTCGACCTGCGCCAGTTCGTCCAGGATCAGCAGCGAATCGCAGTGCTGCGCGGCGATGGCCTCTAGGGCGTTGTCGGTGGTGCGCCAGCGCTGCATGTAGCTGGGGCCACCGTACACGCTGGCGGCCAGGCGTAGGGCCGTGGTCTTGCCTGAGCTGCTGTCGCCCCGAATGTGAAAGCCCCCACTCTCCATGCCTGCAGGGCGCAGCAGCGGCCCGGCAAAGGCGCTGGCCACCGCAAACACCAGCCGGGAATTGCCCACGCACAGAGCCCCGATGCGATCACGCCAGGCGACTGCATCGTGCTTCACACGAAAGGTGTTTTCCATCTGGCTTTCGCTCTGAAACACGATGCGCTCGGCATCGTCGCCGATGGTTTCATGGGGCAGCACAAAGGCGCGGCCATGCCAGCCGATGCGGTCGGTGCAGCTCGCAAACTCGCCCGGCTGGCGGGTCTGGATGTACTGGGTTAGCAGGTTGCGGGCTGCAGGCGATGGGGCGATGCGCAGCCCCATGTTCAGCAGCGCGGCGCGGTATTCGCCACCATCGCCAGACAGCATGCGGGCGGGCATGGCCCATTGCTTGGGCTTGCCCAGCGGGTCGGCAAAGGCCAGCAGGTAGCCCCAGCCTGCGCCGTCCTGGTCGCGTGTCAGGGCCTGCACATCCAGGCGGCTGCACACCCATTGCGGCGACTTGGGTTGCCCGTCCTTGTCCACGCCCGCATGCCACACACCCGAATCGTTGACGGTGAACGGGTCGAAGGCCCGGCCATCGTCGGGGGGCTCGCCGTGCCCACCATCGGCCCCGTGGGGCTCACGTTGCGGGCGGGTGGTGGCCTTGCCTTGCTTGGGGCTCTGTGGGGCTTGCTGGATGCGTTCGGCCTGCTCTGCCTGGTGCGCGGCAATAGCGGCATCAATGCAAGCGCCCACGGCCTCCAGGCCCTGCGCCTGGTGCATGTCGTTAAAGTCGCTGCCACCATCGGGCAGTCCCTCGGGGAACACTGCCAGGCCACGCACTGTGCGGGCTGCGGCCTCGGCTTTCACGCGGCCGGTGTTGGTGCCGGTGCGGGCTTCGGTGGCTGCATCATCATCGCCGCACAGCACCAGCAACGCGGCCCGGTATTGCTGGCGCAGGGCCTTGGCAACGTGCGCCAGGTTGCCCGCATCAAAGGCCACGGCCACGGGGTGGCCTGTGGCCTGGTGCACGCTTGCGGCCGTGGCGTAGCCCTCGGCAATCAGCAGCACCGAAGCCCCGGCCGGATCACCGCACCAGTGCCACAGGCCCGACTTGCGGCCGCCCTTCAAAAACAGCTTGTCGGTGCCCTCGGCCGGGCGCTCAGGGGCAATGCGCTGCAGGTTCCACAGATCCCCAGCGGCATCGCGCAAGGGCACCAGCACACAGCCATCGGGGGCAAAGCGCAGGCCATGGGCTTGCACGCCTTTGCGTGCCAGGTAGGGGCTGGCGCCGGTGTCGCTGGCTGCATCCCACTGCGCCGCCGCGTCGGCTGCTGCAGCCGCGTGGGCCGCGTCCTGGTGATCCTTGTCGGCTTGCTGGCGCTCGGCTTTTTCACGGGCGCGGCGTGCCAGCTCTTCGGGGCTGGGTGCGGCCGGGGCTTCGCTGGCCTTGGGCAGCACAAAGCCGTGTTCTTTGGCCAGGTGCAACAGGGTGCCAATGCCTACCCCGCCGCCCGCCTTGATGCTGCGCCAGGTGCTGCGCGTGGCGCGTGGGTCGTGCCCGTCTGCGGTGGCGCTCCATGCCTCGAACAGGTCTTGCCCGGTAGCGTCGGGAAACTCGCTTTTGATGGCCATGCCCACCCGCGCCCAATCTTCACGCGCCAGGCTGGCCGGGATGTGCGCCAGGGCTGCGCGGATCAGGTCGGGGGTGATGCGGGTGGTCATGCGTCAGTGGTTTTTGTTGTGGCGTGCCGGGGCGCAAGGGCCACGGCCAGCCGTTCGGCGAGATAGGCGATTGCAGACGCCTGCATGTAGGCGGCAACGATTACGGGGTTTTCCGTTGCAGGCCCCAACCATCCATCCACAGCGTCTATGGCAGCTTCTAAAAATTCGTCGGCAACATCGGTAGCGCGATCACGCAGCACAGCGTCTGCAAGCGCTCGCAAGTGCGCGGCATGTTCTGCCTCAGTCATGGCGCGGCCCTCCGACGTGCGGGCGCTCATTGCTGCACCTCTGCACCCGTGGCGCTTGCGGCTGCGATACGGTCTTGCACCCACTGCAAAACGGCGGACTCTGACCACGCTACATGCCGGGCAGACAGCCGGATCGGCGCTGGAAAGCTCTTGGATGCGATCATTTGGTAGATGGTTGACTTCTTGCACCCGGTTGCGCTTTCCACATCAGGCAGACGGATCAAGCGATCACGCGGAACGACAGGGCGGGACTGGTGAACTACTTGCATTGCGGTGTTTCCTTCCATTGACGCCCGCCGTGGATCGGTGGGCTTGGATGGATTGGAAAATGTCAAAACTCCCCGGGCAAATCGGCATTTCCCGACACGGCAAACCCGCATGGATACTGGGTTTCCTGAGTGCGCCCCCCGAATGGTGCCCGCGCTATTTCCCGGCCTTCACCTGCTTGTCTGTGCAAAGCTTTTGCTCTGCCCTCCATTCCCGTTCTCGGTCCGTGATTTCACGAGCGGGCAACCCGGTTTTTTTCTCAAGCTGCTTTGTCGCGTCCCGGCCATTGATTTGTGCCCGCGCCTTCGCCAGCCGCTCGCCCGTCCATTCTGGAAATTGACTCTTCCAGGGCCGGCGCTTGCCGTCCTCAAATTGGGGCTCGGGCTTGGCCGCTGGCTCGGTGCCTGTCTTTTGGAATGGGACCACAGTCAACCCGCCAGATTGCCCAGCACCAGCACCAGCACCAGCACCAGCACCAGCACCAGCACCAGCGACAGAGCCCCAGCCCCACAGCTCGTGCGCCACAGCGGCCCGCACACACACCGCATCGACACGCGGTGCGCTTAAG